CTTTCTGCAAAATCTAATGCAATATTTTCAATCTCTCTCACTTCTTTAGCAAACTCAACATCTTCTTTGAGCCATTTGTAGTATGTGCTTCTTGGTATGTCAGCCTGTTTACAAGCTACAGTCACAACCCCTAAGCTGTTTTCCAATGCCTTTAACATTGTCTCTTTTTTTATATGTCTACTTTTGTCCATTTTTGATTTAATATTTTAGGTACTGTATTATTCCAACTTACTCTGTGATGCAGTCTTGATCTCTCTGTGTTTAACATTGCAACTTTAACTGATGAAGGACTAACAATAACTGAATAAAATGATTTTATATAAGTTCCTTGTGCTTGATATATATCTGACATACCACCTTTATTTGATTGTGTGTCAGTTTGCTTTAATGATACATTTGGAATAGTTAAAAACAAATGACCCTTACTTGCAGAGCTTGTATAGGTATTAACATCTTCATTTATCCTTCCTATAAATTTAAAAGGTCTATCTGTGCTGCAAAAAAAACTATTCATTGCTTTTCTCTTTAACTTTAATTCTTTTGCCCAATTACTATTTTCACCTCCAATCCAATCACCATTTTGTGATATTGCTATTGATTTAGCAGGTATTGATTTATAATATTCTAGTATGCTTTTAAAAATATCATCAACATTATTTATATATCCTCTCCCTTTGTTATAAGAAAGCTCTCCATTAAATCTATAGCTAAAGTCTGTGTAATCATCATCAAATTGCACAAAATACTTTATGTCTAAATCTTTTGCAATGTCAAAACAAGCGTTTCTTGCATAAACAATTGACCTCCTATCATTGAAATTATCTAATTCATCAAATGTTTCAGCAACTTCTTTTTTGTTAAACATAATAACATTGACAAAATTCTTATAATAAGCATCTGCAGTTTTGTCTTCATTATCTATTATAATATATATCTTGCCTGTATATCCAAATCTTTTTAATGTTTTATAAGTTTTTACATTATCAGGTCTTCCGTGTGTCAGGATAAAGACTGCAAAATCTTCATTTATCATAATATTCCATTTTTTTCATATGCTGCAGCAATATCATTAGTCAGTTTAACATATCCATCCTCAATAGCTTTATCAAAGTCTATAATTACTAATGCTGAGTCTTCCATTAATTCTTGTACTTGTTTATTTGAGTGTGCATAATAATCTGCTATTTTACTATAATCAAAAACTGTATGTCTGTATGCTGCATATATCAAAAATGCCTCTTCTGTTTTATGTAATTTTAGTGCTTGTATTTTTTCAATTAATTCATCAACTTTCTTTGTGTCATATAGTTCTTTAAGTTCAGGCTTTTTATTGCTAGGCTCATATGTTGGTGCTTCTATTTTTCTTGTATAAATGTTATCATCCTCCATTATTGCATCATCTTTATTTTCCCAGACATCTAACCCCCAATCAGCTAATTGGACACTATCCCACTCATTTGCTAACATATCCCACTCCCATTCACCAAAACCAACATTATCTTTAACTATAAACTCTTGTTTTTGTTCTTCTGTTAATCCTTCTGCAATATCTATCCAAACTTCCTTTATACCTGCATCTTTACTTGCCTTTAATCTCATATTGCCACCAAGCACCATCATATTTTCATCCACTACTATTGGTCTTAATTTAAGCATCTCAGGAAATTCTTTAATTGACTTTACAAGTTTTTTAAATTTATCATTCTTTATTATTCTAGGATTGTTTGGGTTTCCTTGTATTTTGCTTATTAATATTTGTTTCCTCATAATATATAATAGATAATTATTGTTTTTATTTAAAAAGAATCATTTATACCTCTCTCACCTAATAGCTTTTCTTTTGCTCCATCCCATAGTTTGTCTCTGTTCTTACTTAATGATGGTTCTGTACGTCTTAAAGTAGGCATACCATCTACAGGTTTACTATCCATCCATTTTCCACAAGAACACTCAGCCTCCTTACATACCCATTTACCACCCCTATTGACTATAGTTGCTTTACCAATCTCTTTAGATTCTTTACCACATTCACAAGTATATAATGTCATTTTGCTATTGCTCCTGTTTTAGTTTTATTTTCTTTGTGTATTCTATCTAACTCAAAGTGCAAATGATTAATTGCTTTCCTTATATCTTGCTCTGCAGGATTGCCTTCTTTTTTTCCCGCTCGTAATAAATACGTAGTTGCGGTTCCTATATTGTAAGTAAGATTAAAATTACCTACAACATCTTTTGCCATATAACCATTATTACCTTTGTAGTATTCAGGTATTTCTTTTTCGTTCATTATTTAATTTATTTAAGTTTTTATAAAATTCTTTTTTTTCGTGTTGTTTAAGTTTATAATCTAATATCATAGCCATAATAAACATAACCATAATTATAATGCCTAAACAAAAAAGCGTAAATTCTATCATTGTTTATTGTATTTGTTATATAATTTTTTTATACCATCAAAACAAGTAGCAACACAAGAGCTACAGTTTGTAGATTTTAAATAATTAGTGTTGTGTATAATGTTATATAATTCAATCATTTTTTCTTTTGACTCAACATCTTTTGCAACTCCTGTTTTTAAATTCGGCCAAAGGTTTATTATTTCATCAATTAAATCTTGTGGCAAATCTTTGTTTGCCTTAACTTCTGTTGTTTTATTCCAGTACCCTTTTGGACAGGACATTGGGGCTATACGTGCTTTTATTTTCATAAAACATTTACACACACGGCAACTTCCTGTTAATTTAAAGTAATAAGTACATCCTTTACATATATTGATCCTATCTTTATATATATTTTCTTTTACAAAAAAACTCATTTAGACCATCTTCTTTTATACTTATTATCTTTAGGTGCTTCAAACCCAAACATCATTACCCAAGTATTGTTTTTAATTGGATCATACATTTTCCTTTTGACTCTAGTTTTCTTCATTTACCTTTTCTTTTATTATATTTCTTACTTTGTCTATTGTGCTAAATAAACTGTTTCTACTAATTTTAGTTTTTTTTGCGAGTGAGTCGAGTGTATTTGACTCATAATAATAAAGTTCAAAAATCTTACGGTCATACCAAACACAATCATCTAAAGCCTTATCAATTTCTTCTAACTTATTCCATTGATAGTTCATCTCTTCATTTGGAATATTCTGTAAACTCTTATTAACATAACTATCAAATGAAAGACAATCATCGCTAGTAGAACAAGCACTAGTGTAAATAGAAGCGTCAATATGTGAGTAATATTTTTTATATTTGTAATAATAAGGTGATCTTGGACTGGTGTAAGCTCTTCTTAAAGCTACAGCGCCATATTTTAAAATTCCTTTTTTTCCGTCTTTTTTCCATATATTTTTTAATACATCTGGATTCATCTGTAAAAAATAAAGCATCAACTCTTGTACTAATTCATCAACTTCATTTTTGTCTCTTGTTAAACCATAGCACATTTGCCTAAACTTTTCTGATAATTTTGATATTTCAAAATAAATATCAGTCATTATTGTTTATTGGCTCTAGCTTTTCTATTTTATTTACTAACTGCTCAAGCATCTCACCTAATACAACTCTGTATGCCCTAACTTTTGCAGAATTTTTTTTAGTTTCTACTCCTGCAAAAAACCCATTAGTCATTACAGATACATTTATAGGTATAATCATAAGCCACGACCAATAATTGTCTTCACGATTTCCTTCACCATAATTGTTGTGATATTCTAATATAACTTGCAAGACATCATTATAAGCCTCATATTTAGCTTTTGTGCCAACATCTTGCACAAAGTCTTCACACATTGAAATATACGTTTCTACGGCTTGTTTATGGTCTTCATTAGCGTATATTGGAATTGTCATACGCCAAATTTACGAAAAAAGTTACTGTATTCCTTTTTCTTTTTTTAATTTATTAACAATGTTTTTATAATAACTTATTTTCTCTTCATAATCAACCCTAGATATTTTTAATGTAGTCTTAGATAAATACATTAATTCCTCTGCAGTACCTTTTCCATATTTACCATCCAATTGTAACGCAAACTTATATTGCTCACCTTGTTTGAACATATTACAGCCAACGCATTGCGGCTGACAATTTTGTTCATCAAATCTCGTGGCTAAGTGAGATCGGCTTTGAAAGTGTCCACATTGCATACCTTTATTATATTCTTTAACTATTCCGCAGGTAAAGCATTGCACCATTCCGTATTCATTAGCATCTCTAAGTCTTATATATAAACTAAAGTATTTATCAAGCTCTTTTTTTAACTTGCTAATACTCATCATACCCTATTCTAGGAATTTTGCAACTCATATGATTTTCATAACCTAACTTTTTACGCCACTCTTTTTGTTTTTTATGATTCCTAAACTTATATACTTGACCTCTATATTCAGGGCTTTCTTCCTGTATTTTTGCTCTCATTCTTCTTATAGTCTCAGGATTTGTTAATTTACTTTCTGCAAACATCTTCACAAATTCAAATCCAGTCATTGTATTTAAATCTAAATTTTTTGCTCTTATTTCATTATACCAATAAGTTGCAATAAGTTTTGCATCACTATCTCTCAAGTGTGGGCTTTTGTTTAATAATTTTTTGATTTCTTCTTTTGTTTTCATTGTATTAATTTTTAAAAACTATATAAGCAAAGGCATACCGCACACAAAGTTAACTGCTCAGATTAATAATTATGGTTTTAACTTTGCTCATATAGTTAATTAGTTTTTTAGACCTCTAATGATCCACAACACCACAGCCGCAATAAGTACCCATCCAATCATTTTAAAAGTTTTATTGGTTCTTGATAATATAATACATTTTCCTTTGCTTTACCAAGTGTATGTACTTCATAATAAGCATTATCACACATCTCTTTCATTTTATATGTCCACTTATAAAACGTACGAATGTTTAAAAAAGGTTCATCTTTACCAAATCTCACGCCATAATGAAAGGCATTTACAACTTGATTGAAGGTCATATTGCCAAATCTTTTCTCATTAATAAGATCATTAGCAAATATCTTACTAAGACTTGCCATAGTTTGTGGGTCTGTCTTATGTCCTATTTCTACTGATGTCCTAGCAACTAAATCTAAAACCTTTTCAGTTAAATCTTGTAAATTTTCTTTTTTTAGTGGTATCATATTAATTTCTTTGCTTCCTGCCAAGCATTTATTTGACTATCTAGCTTTGACATTGTTGTTTTTTTCTTTTCTCTCCTTTCCCAAGTTCTGATTGCTGCTTTCCAATCCTTCATTTTGTTTTTACCAACCATCCAATTTTTACTTTCATAAAAATCATAAAATGCTAAATGATCTACATTATTTTTTCTATCAGCACAATATAAATCAATTTCAATTAAAGTTGGTTTTTTAAAATGCCCTTTATTACTATATGTAATATTAGTATTAATTATATTTATATTAGTATTATCTCTTAACTTTTGTTGAGTAGGGTACTTAACCAATGTTATGTGCCTACTTAATATTTCTTTAGTACCCTTTTTATAAGTAACACACCTATTTATAAACTTATTATCTTCTAAAGTCTTGAGCCATTTTTGTATTGATGTCTTACTAACCTCATAAAGGTCAGCAAAGTATTGAGTAGATGCATTGCACTTGCCATTCATATTACATAAAGCTGTGATTTCTGCATATAGTAATTTTGCATTAGGGGTTATCCCTCTGGCATATCTTACATTAGCAGGAATCACAGCATAATAATTTGGCTTTTCTGTCATTTAATTAATAATTTATAATTACAATCAGTTAATGCAAAGCTAATTAATTCTAATTGATTTGAAAAATCTTTAAAAGATACTTTAATATCAACACCTACTTTACCTGATTTAACTCTAATAGTAGTTTGAGGGTTATCACTA